AGAAACGCGTGAGATCACGCAACCATGCGGGTTTGCGGCTGTCCAAAACTTGAACGCGTGGGTTAAAGTTTCGGACACTATTTTTTGGGGTTATTTTAAGTACCCCAGAGAGAATGTCTCTCTCAAGCGCCAGACATGGGCTTCGCTTGGCGTATGCCTATCTCATGCCACAGTTGTGCCATGGAAGCACAGGGGATGCTGATGGTCGTGCCTACCATCGCCACGCTTGCGACCCAGTATGGGTCGAGCTTACCTTTGGGGTAGTGGATTTGAGCGCACCAGAGTGCGCCTGCGGGGTCACGCCACTGCGTGACGGTTTCAGTGGTGGGTTGCTTGGTATTACGCATGGAAGTTTCTCCTTGTCGGGCAGGATTGCCCCGCAAGCACAGCACGCTGTGCTTGCAGAGTTTCCTTAAGTGTTGACGTATTGCGTCACGAGGGTTGCGCCTTTCCACCACTCAACGTGGCGAGCCGCAAGGCTCAAGGCATTGAAGAGGAAGTTGGCTTCCTCGTATGTGTTGCATGGGTAGTTGCGGTCGATGCCGCAGTCACGGGCGATGATTGTGAACATAAAAGTTTCTCCAAAAGGGACGCATGACTGGCTAGGTCATGCAAGGTTTGACATGGGATGAAACAACGGGCCAGCCCTGCCCGTTGAATTTGAGAGAGACTTTCTCTCTGGTGGATTACTTAAGTGCGTTGAGCAAAGCCAAGGCTTGCTTGATCTGCTCTTGCAAGGACTCTCCATCAAAATGGCTTAAGAAGTCCATCGCCACTGCTCTGCGCTCTGCGCTTACGCGCATCTGCTTTGCAGGCGCAGCCTTGGTCTTTCCGTCGATGACGTGATACCGGAAGCCGCTGACGGCCCGATCAATAGCGCCCGCGTTGATTGCGTCTGCGCCTTTGCCTGCCTCGAAGATAGCCTGTGCATCTGAGAGAGAAATTCTCTCTCGCCCTGCGATGTAACCTACCTTGAAGTCGAAGGCTATCTCTGCCTTCAACTCTGGAGCGGCCTTGGCGTAGGCCTTGCGGATAGCGATTGCCAAGTCAGAGGACTTGGCGTCATTGTTGCCGATGGACTTGGCATCGGCGCGAACTGCTTTGCTCATGAGTTTCTCCTGTGAGCGTTGATGGAATGTCTGGGGAACCGTTCCCCTGACAACTACAGTAAAGCATTCGGGGGTATGGGAGAAGGTCAGAGCCCCCCGGCCGAACCCCACCGTACCCCCACCAAGCCTTGTGCTGAACGATGAGGCTAGCCCCACAGAACACTATTCCCCTCCCGCTCCCACCACTTTGTAAAAACTTAGACAAACAACACCAACCCCCCTGTATAAAAACACTCCCCCACCTAAAAATTTCTAAAAAATTTTAAAAAAAAGCCCCCGGCTTTTGGCCGGGGGCTTAAAGGGTTTCTCAACCCAAGGAGAAGCAAAGGACCAACCGAAGTTGCACCCAAGCCGGGTGTGAGTATATACTCCGGGCATCGGGACAGCAACCCGCAACTCCACTTGGAACAAATGTTAGATCACCTCATTGACTTCGACCCAGAAGTTCTGCCCAAGTCACAAGCGCCAACTCCGGCGGAGAAGACTGCGCCCGTTGAGTTGCTCAACGGCAAGATCAGTACCAACGACTGGCTTAAAACAATGGGCGTCCCTGACGCCGAGACGGCCGTCTCCGAGTTGGAAAAGCAGCAGGCGCGGGAAACTTTCTCGGCGCTGACAACCGTCTCCCCTATTAAAGAGCAGCACGATTTGGTCTCCAAGATAGAGACCCCAGCAGCCGTGCGCCATCTGGTGGGCATGCTGACGGCCTACGACTGGGAGTTTGTGCACCAAGCCAAGGAACTGCGCGGGTACGCGGTGGCAAAACTGGTCGAAGAATGCGAGAGTCCCAACGCCAACATCCGCCTCAAAGCGCTTGGCCTCTTGGGCAAGGTCACCGAGATCGGGCTGTTCACGGACAAGATCGAGGTCAAGAAGACGGACATGACGGAAGCCGAGATCGACCAGCGCCTGAAAGAAAAGCTGGCCAAGTTCATGGATGTGTCCGACGCCGAGGTGACGGACATCACAGAGATCACGCCTACAACCACCCCCGCCAATGACAACCAACCCACCGTTGACGCCTGAGCAAGCCGCAGCGCTGTTCAAAAACCTCGGCAAGCTGACAGCGGCCGAGAAGTTAGAGGCGTTGCAGCTACTGGACAAGGCGCAGGAGTACAAGCAAAAAACTTTGGCCCGCTCAGACATGATTGAGTTTGCCAAGTCGGTGTATCCGGGCTTTAAAGTGGGGCCGCACCACAGGAAACTGGCCAAAATCTTCACAGAGGTGATCGCCGGAACCAAAAAACGCGTGATCATCAACATTGCGCCCCGTATGGGCAAGTCCGAATTTTCATCGTACCTGTTCCCTGCCTTCTTTTTGGGCAACTTCCCCGAGAAAAAGATCATCATGGGCACGCACACCGCTGGTTTGTCGGAAGACTTCGGCCGCAGAGTGCGAAACTTGCTTGCCGACGAGGACTACCATGGCCTTTTCCCTCAGACAGAAGTGGCAGACGATCAAAAAGCTGCCGGTAAGTGGTCTACAAGTGCTGGTGGTCAGTACTATGCTGCTGGTGTTGGCGGCGCTCTTGCTGGTCGTGGTGCTGATCTGTTCGTTATTGACGATCCTCACTCGGAACAGGACGTTAAGGCCAACTCACGGCTGGCTTTCGACACTGCATGGTCTTGGTTCCAGACCGGGCCGCTCCAGCGACTGATGCCGGGCGGGGCGATCATCATTGTGATGACGCGCTGGGGCAAGCTGGACCTGACCGGGCGCTTGATCGACTACCAAGCCAAGAACCCCGAGTCCGAGCCGTGGGAGATCGTGGAGCTTCCGGCCATTTTGCACGAGGACACGGAGAACGAGAAGTCGCTCTGGCCCGAGCAGTGGCCGCTGGCCACCCTCAAGGCAACCAAGGCGTCGATCGACCCCCAGTACTGGAACGCGCAGTACATGCAGCAGCCCACCAGCAACAACGCAGCCATCATCTCGCGCAAGTCGTGGCGTGTGTGGGAGAAAGAAGACCCTCCCCGGTGCGACTACATCATCCAGAGCTGGGACACGGCGTTTGAGACCAGCAACACGGCTGACTATTCCGCGTGCACAACGTGGGGGGTGTTCTACAACGAGGACGAGAACGACAAGGCGCAGGTCATCTTGCTGGACGCGTTCAAGGACCGGATGGCGTTCCCGGAGCTCAAGGTGATCGCGCTCAAGCACTACAAGGAGTGGGAGCCTGACGCGTTCATCGTGGAGAAGAAGGCCGCTGGCGCACCACTGATCCAAGAGCTGCGGGCCGTGGGCATACCGGTGGAGGAGTTCAGCCCCAGCCGGGGTAACGATAAAATTGTGCGGCTCAACGCGGTGTCGGACCTTTTTGCCTCGGGCTCGGTCTGGGCACCTGACAAGCGGTGGGCACGCGAGGTCATTGAGGAGGTCGCATCCTTTCCCAACGGGGACAACGACGACTTCGTTGACACTACATCTCAGGCGCTGTTACGCTTCCGCCGGGGCGGGTTCATCCCGCTGGACACGGATGAGCAAGCAGATCGCTTCTACCAAGCCCGCCGGGCTGCGTACTATTAAGGAAAAACATGGCCACGAACATTGACAAGGCGCTGTTTCAACAGCCCATGGGGATTGCGGCGGCAGCCGAAGAGATGGACCCCATCGAGATTGAGATTGTTGACCCCGAAGAGGTCAGCATCAAAGTGGGGGACATGGAGATCGAGATCGAGCCGGGGGAGCCCAGCATTGATGACTTCGACGCCAACTTGGCTGAGTACATCTCGGACAGCGCTTTGCAGTCGCTTGCAGGCGACTTGTCTGGCGACATTGACAATGATCGCAACAGCCGCAAGGACTGGGAGAAAACCTACACCGAGGGCTTAAAGCTCTTGGGTCTGAACATGGAAGAACGCACGGAGCCGTGGAACGGTGCCAGTGGGGTGTTCCACCCCATGATCACAGAAGCGGTTGTCAGGTTCCAGTCAGAAACGATCACCGAGACGTTCCCAGCCGTTGGCCCGGTGCGTGCCAAGATCATCGGCAAAGAGACCCCGGAGAAGAAAGAAGCCGCCCAGCGCGTGGCGGATGATATGAACTTTCAGCTCACGGAGGTCATGAAAGAGTTCCGCGCCGAGCACGAGCGCATGCTGTGGAGTCTCCCGGCCACCGGCTCAGCGTTCAAGAAGGTCTACTTCGACCCCA